TAGCAGTAATGACATACTTGCCAAACTTCTTATGGAACCTATCAAATGATTTTAACTTGCTAGGATCGAACGGAAGTTTGTAGTTTGTTAAGGCAATCTTCGCACCCATCACAACCAACTCTGTTTCAAAGTTGTCCATCATGTAGTTAAAGAACCTATCCGCCTGTTCATTCCAAGTTTTATCTTTTTTCTCGTGTGCCTGTTGTAGTTCATAGCACAAAGAAACTGTAAGAGAGTACATCGCTGATATCTCTTTACTCTTAAGGTCCTTGACCTTACCGCTCAATATATCAGATGGGTTAGGAAGCTGACCGCTAATTTTACGATGATTCATAAACTTAACGGCCAGTCCTTCTCCTACGCAACCTGCAACGAGGTCAGTGAGCGTACTTTCTGGCAGGTCATCTGATAGAAGTTGGGAAACGAAACTCCATGATCTTGGAGTTGCAAATGATCTAGAGCTACCTCTAGGATCAAAGTCGTATAAATCTTGTTTTGCAAATGTACAATAACCTACAACATCTGCATGGATGTGTTGATCTGTAGCCCACTGTAACCAGTCTTCGAAGTCCACTCTTAACTCTATGTGGACAAATCTGTTTGCCAAAGGTGCAGGCATTCTGTAGGTTACACCTTTATCACTGTCCCTATTACCTGCCGCTACAATTGACACGCCTTCTGGCAAGTGATATTGTCCTACTCTTCTGTTTAAGATAAGTTGATAAGCCGCCGCCTGTACTGCCGGAGCCGCCGAGTTCAATTCATCTAAGAATACTATGGCGTTTGATTTTGGATCAGTTGGCAGTTCAGCCGGAGCGGCCCAAACCATATTGTTTTCTTTTGAATTATAGTACGGAATACCTTTTATATCTGTCGGTTCCCACAAAGGAAGCCTTATATCAATCACTTCTCTTTTTTCTGAATCTGCTATTTGTTTTACGATATCAGACTTACCAATACCTGGTGCACCCCACATCATGATTGGCCTCTGTAATTGAATACAATGTGTAAGTGCTGATTTGGCCTCGTTGGGGGAAACTGTTCTGTTTTGTGAGCCTACTGCGGCTTCTTTGTTTTTTGCTCTTGGCATTTTGTACACTCCTGTTTAAAATGTTTATAGTATGATTATAGCAGGATTGTGTTTTACGTCAACCTGGTAATTATGGCAAAAAAGCCGCAGTTTTATTGGCTTTTTTGTTCGTCCATTTTACTCATTGCCCTGGCCAGGCCGTATTTTGTGATATCTCCGGCAAATAGCATGAGCTGTAGAGCCATTTTTTCCATTGTTACTATGATCTTTTGCTTGTCTACGTAGTATGGACAGTCAACAAATTCATCCAACCATAGATATGTTTGCGGTGTGAATATAACTTTAGCGGGAAACTTGATGTCATAGGTCTTGAGATCTATTTTTTGCAACATAGCAAGACCTTGTTTGGTAAGTCTCAATGACCTGGCCTGGTAACTTTCACGGACGTTCTGCCACCATCCATAATAGTTGTTCTTGATAGTCTCGTCATGTATTGGTTGCTCCAGTAGTTCCATGAAGGTTCGGGTGTAGGCTGTTTTACGGTCCATAGTAAATTTAATTATCTGCTGAACTTTTCGCCGGACTTCAAAAGATACACACCAAACTTATCTGTATTGTGTTGTGCGTTCAACTTCTTGGCAAGGTTTTCTGCGTGGCCTGGGTTGGAGAATGACACTTTCTTGTATTTTGGTCCTGGATAGTTTGCAACCAAACTCGATGACTTCAAGTTGATTGGCTTACCGTCATAGAACACCGCCCAAATGCCTTCAGCCGCTAGGACTTCGTCCATTTTGAAGGTGGATTTATTACTGTGTTGTAATAACACTGTGGGTTTTGGTCTGCTCATAATTGTAAAACTATACAACTATATTTACCAAAAATTGTGTTGTGCTATTTGGACTTGAACTCTCCGCCGTCCATTTCAATGTTGATGGTCTGGGCTTCTTTGGCGGTTTTGAGTGCTTCGATTATCTCCTCTTGTATGGTCACCATACGTGTCATAACTTGGGTAAGGCTATCAGCTAATTGATCTGCTTCTTTGGCCTGTAGAACGATCTGTCTTTCGCCCTTTTGGCGTAAAGTCCTTATACGTCCTATAAGATCTTCGATCGGCCTAGTTTGTATCTTGGAACTCTTTGACTGCATTGTTTAGTACCTGTTGCATTTCTAGTTTAGTTTTCATAGGACCCTTGTGTTTGTATCTCGACAATGTGATCATTTTCGGACAATATGCTTTTCTCCATCCTTTTTCAAAACAAATTATGTAGTAACCTGCACAAAATTGACTTTTACTTTTTGGAGTCTTTGTGTATACAGGAAGTTGCTTCTGCACGTCAAACATAGGATTGTAAGGATGTTGGCTACAAGGATAGCCATGCACATCAAAGTTATCCTTTTGGATTTCCTCCTCGGGTCTTTTTATGTCCGATTGATCAAATATTCCAAACCCAAATTTTTGGAATAAACTTTCTTGAGTATGGAACACCTGTCTCTCTTTTTGTTTGCTTAGAAAAATCCAACCATTAGATTCTTGTTTTTGTAAAGTGCCTAATTTATTTCCATCCTGCTCCACTATCCAGAATCTGTCTTTTACTAAAGTTTTTGCCCGTACTGTCATGCTTGTAACCTCGCATTAAATGGCTCAACATAAAGTTGTGCCTGCTCACTAATTCTATTTAAATCGTACTTGCCACAGAACCTCATAAATCTGATTCCTACTTGGTCTATACTTTTGTTTTCGGCTTTGGCCTGTGAAATAGTTTGATCTAGTTCTTCAATTATTGCGTCTGGTTGTGCATGTAGATCGACAAGTAATCTGTTTCTTTCATAATCTTCCATCACTCTATGTTCTTTTCCATCATGATCAACCCATTTAGTAAGCATTAGATTGTTCCATGTATAGCCTTTTTCTTTTCTGTCAGCGAATGCTTCTTGTAATCCTATTTTATTTTTTGTGCCTTTTGTACGCACACCAGGATAAGCACTAAAAATATTATCACTAGGGTCACCCCTCATTGCTTTTTCAAACACAATCCATTCTGTGTCTGGTGCAGGCTTTGGTGCTTTCAATTTTTTGTCTATTACAGGGTTCCCTTTGCTGTCAAACCATCCTTCGTTTGTAAGTGTAGTTTCTGTAACACCATTGTATTGTTTAACGTTCTTAGCCACCAGTTGGTTAAGATCTTTGTCTGTGCTTATTATGACATGGTCAAGGTCAGGATGTTTGTCTATCCAACGTGCAATCAAGTCATCCGCTTCTGTTCTTGCGTTTCTAAGAACTGTTGCATTTGTCTTTGTCTTAATGAAATCACAGAAATCATCATAGCACTCCCAGAACACTTCATTTTCTTCTTTTTCTTTTTCTGTCATTGCGTCTGCCATTTCTTTTCTGTTCCTTTTGTACGGTGCATAATGATCCTTACGCCATGATCTACCTTCTAAACAGAACACAAGATGCTGGCCGTCAAAGTCCTGCCATGCTTTTTTGATGGAGTTCATCATGATGTGTATGGCCATACCAACCTTTTCACTGGTATCGCCTCTGATCACGTGCCTAGCCCTAAAGAATGTGTTGGCTGTGTCTACAAGGATATGTGCCATTAGGACACCTCAGTTTTGCCGTCATCTCTCCTGTTAATCTGTACGTAGCCAGATCCAGTTACGTCGAGGCCTTGTTCATTCCCAATCGTCCTACAAAGTGTTTGGAACCATCTGTCAACAATCTCTTCCTCTGTTGTGCCTTGATATCCTGATTGCTGTAGCATATTCACGAATTCATCATTCCAGTCAAGTTCGAAAAAACCGTTTCTCGGATTTTCCGGATTGACATTCAAGTTCAGCACCTTAACCATTGGTTCCTCACTTTTCTTAGATGCCTTTTTGGTTGTCTTCTTCTTCAGTGTGCTTTTTGTTGTTTTCTTTACCTTCATAATCTTATTATACTTTATTTTTACCTCCTAGTCTACCTATGTTCCAATAGCATTACCAAAAAGATACAC